CGTGCCGTCCGCCGCCGCCCCGGTGCAGCCGGAGAGGGTCACGCCGTCCCCCGCGGAGAAGCCCGTTCCGATGCCTGCGGAGCTGAGCTTCAACGCGGCGTCGTCCACCGCCTGCCACATCACGCCGTCATAGCGCATCAGCGCCGCGCCGCTGCCGGTGTCCAGCCACAGGTCGCCGCTTTCGGCGCTGGCGGGAGCCGCCGCCCCGGTGGTATAGCCCTCGTATTCCGTGCCGTCGGCGCGGCACAGGGCGTAGGTGACGGTGCCGGTGGTCTGGATGGCGTTTTCCAGACTGCCCCGGTCGCTGAGGTTCTGGGTGTTGACGTATTTCTTGTCGGGCCAGATCAGCAGATATGCGCCCATGCTGACCAGCTGCTTTTCACCGTCCGTCAGCGCCAGATCGATGGCCAGACCGTTGATGTACAGCGTCCTGCCGTCCACCCAGATCAGGCTGTCCTTGGCGGCAAGGCCGTTGGGCTTGTCCAGCGCCGCGATAGTCTTGCGCTTTTCCCGCACCGACAGCGTGGGATAGCCGTCCCCTGTCAGGTTCTCCATCCGGGCAAAGGAGCCCAGCGGCGCACGGCGCCGCGCGTCATAGCCCCCAAACTTGCTGACCGTCACGCGCTGTTGCGCCGGCGCCTTGAATTGTGATAGAAACATGCCGTTCCTCCTTTCTTACACGGGGCGGGAGGAAACCCTCCCGCCCCGCCGTGTTAGCATAGCTTTAATGCTCTGACGCCCCGCTCCGGCGCTGTGGTGCGGCATACGTAGTCCCGATAGGTCAAAAGACCGTTGTTCCAGTTGGCAGCGGCGCTGTTGTACCGGGCCATTTCGCCGTTGCAGTAGTGGATCTGCGCCTCCACATAGTGGCGGTACAGCTCGTCGTAGGGAGCCTCCACTGACAGCACCGAGCCGTCCTCCAGCTCCGCCAGCTTACCCGTCACCCGGCAGACCTCCCGCAGCACGAAGCCCTCCGCCTGCGCCAGCCACCGCAGCTTTTCACTGTGGGTGTACTGGTTGGGCACCAGCGCGTCCACCTGCTCCAGAACCTGTCCGGCTGTGATATTTGCCATGGCCGTCCCTCCTCAGTCGGCCATTCTGTCCACGTAGCGGCGGGCTTCCTCCTGCATCATGCGGCGGTTTTCCAGCACCTCGCTTACGTAGTCGGGCACGTCTACCTGCGCGCCCTTCATGATCTTCCAGCTGCGGCCGTTGACGGAGACGATCACAAAGTTCTCCTCCTGCTTGCGGCCTCGGGGGATGGTCAGCGCCACCATCCGTTCCGCCATGTCCTGCTTTTTTGCCATATTGCGTTCCTCCTTTTGTTAGTTAGCGGCGTCCTCGCCGGAATAGCTGCTGCCGCACTCCACACGGACGATGTACTCATCGTACAGGATGGCGGCGGCGTGGATGCCCTTCCAGCCCACGCTGGAGCGCTGATCCAGCGGATCGGCGGTGCCGGAGGAGCCGCGGGGCTTCACGATGACCTCGGTGCCCTCGCTGAGATCCACCACGCCGTAAGCGCCCTTGCCCACGAACAGGCAGCCGTACACGGCCAGACCCCCTTTGCCGCCCTCACCGGGATAGATCACCGCATTGTCCGCCACGGTGACGGCCTCCTCCAGCGTCAGCTGGCTGGCGGTGTTGGATACAACTTTAACGCGCTTGCCGCCGCACAGTACGTAGCGGCCTGCCAGTGCGCCTGCGGCCACGGTGCCGCCGTCAAAGCTGACGGTGGTGGAATTGCTGACGGCGGCGCTGGCAGTCAGGGTGCGGCTGTCGCTGGCCAGATCGTCGCCGCGGAAGATCTTGGCCTCGGTGGTCTCCACGAAGCGCACGCCGTGCAGCTCACCGATCTCGCCGGAGAACAGCTCCGTGGCGGCGGCGTACTGGTGAGCGGCCACCCAGTCGGGGTCGTTGCGCAGGTCGAAGGCCACGCTGGGGTGGATGATGCACACGTACTTGCCGTCAAAGGTGGGGGCGTTCATCTTCTTCAGCTCCGTGGCGGCGCGGGCCACCAGCTCAGCTGTCATCACGCAGCTCTTGTCCAGATCGCGGCGGTACAGCACGTCCACCTTCTTGCCATCGGCGTCCTTTCCGGGGGCGTAGATGACGTGAGTGCCCTGCTGGATCTCATTGCGGGTCACGGTGTCCAGCGTCAGACCCATGTTGGCGCCGTGGCGGTCGGTGATCTCCAGCACCACGTCGTCGATGGCGGTCAGATCCAGCATATCGGACACGGTGGTGTAGTCGCCGTACTGGCTCAGCTCCTTGGTGATGTAGCTGACGGTGATGCCGCTGCCGTCGGGGGTCACGCCCTCGGTCAGCGGAGTCAGCGCCTTGTCAAAGGAGCCGAACTTGCGCCACTCCACGGTCTTGCCGCCGCCCACAGGCAGAGGCTTGGTGGCGGCGAACTGGTTGTGCACCAGCGCGGGCTTGGCGTTTTCCAGCAGCTCCATGCCGTAATAGGTTTTCATTTCGGCGCTCAGACTCTGGGTGCCGGTGGTCTGTACGTTGCTGTCAGCGAAGCGCTGCAGATCAAAGGTATGTGTCATTGCCATAGTGATACTCTCCTTACTATAATAATGTAGTGTGAAAAATACGCTGCTCCCCGGCGTCAGGAGCGCCTTACGCCCGAATAGGGGAAGTGCCGTCCGCGGTAGGCCGCGACCCCGCCCGGTACACCGGGCATCTATATGAAAAGCCTGCCCTGCCCACCCCACCGCTAAATGGCAAGGTATCGTCAAACCGTCGTAGGGGCAGACAACTCTGTCCGCCCGTTTTGGAAAATTTCGTGCCTCCGGGCACGGGTCACTTTTGACCGCTGTTCCAAAAGTGACCAAAAGAACAGCCAGAAACCCAGGTTTCTGGACTTCCTGCACGCTGTACTGATTACGAATCTGCGGCCTTGTACCACGCGTTCACAGAACATGGCTGTTTTCGTTGCGTATGACGTATCGCCTGTCCTTCCTGCGCCGCTGCCGCTCACGCTCTCAACGGTAGAACCCAAAACGTTATTCGGCGTAAGTATCAGCGGCAGCGGCGCGGGAGCAGAGACGATCCCTTTAACCGAAACGAAAAAGGAAATATTACGCGAACGTGTGGCAGGCAGTTACAATGCTGTTTGCACGATAGCGCGCAAGGAAGTGAAGAAACCATCGGTTTCTTCCGGCTCTTTTGGCTACTTTTCCAGCTGTTGGGAAAAGTAGCCCGCCGGAGGCCGTCCTCGCCCCGGAGGGCGAAATCCTCTTTTCCCCCTCAAAACCGGATTTTCTCCCCCCGCTGCACCCGTCTCCGGATATCCGCCAGCTGGGCGGAGTCCAGCGCCTTGGGATCAGTGCGGGTCACGGCGCTGCTGCCGTGTCCGCCGTTCTCCGCCACGCGCCTTCCACCGCTGGCGATGGCGCGGCTGCACTGCTCCGCCGCCCGCTTTGCGCCGTAGCGCATGGCCTGCGCCAGCAGCTCCCGGCTGTGCACCACCTCATAGGCGGTGCGGCCGTCCACGCCCGCCGCGATCAGGCGGCCAAAGGCCGGATCGCGCATCTCCCGCTGCCAGTCGAAGCCGCCGTATACCCGGCGGATGTCCTCCGCCTGACGGGCAAGGCGCTCCACGCAGCCGTTTTCAAAGCTGCGCTGCTCCGCCGCCTGACGGCGCAGCGCCTCGTTTTCCTGCCGCAGCGAGCGCAGCCGTCCGTCCAGGATCTTCTGCACCCGCTGCTGAAAGGGCTGCTTGCACCGTCCCTGGATCAGCTCCTCAAATTCGGCGGCGCTGTCCGTCTCCGGTGTGGTCTGGGTCACTTCCTGTTCCTCATGCATGGCTGTCCCTCCTTGTCCGCAGGTCTTTCACCTTCACATAGTCTCCATAATGCTGCTCCAGCAGAAGCACGCCCTGCCGCGCCACCTCCAGAATTTCGCTGTCCCCATCCGTGATAAGAGAGCAGAACCCGTTCCCGAAATAGCCCAGCAGCAGCCTGTCCTGCCGCGCCAGCGCGGCGGCGGTGGCCTCCATCAGAATGCTGACGGCGGCGCACAGAATGTCCTGCCCTCTTGGGCCGCTGCCGCTGTGACCCCGTGCCCACAGGGCGTTATCCTTCAGCGTGACGTGAATCATCGGGGCCGCACCACCTCTCTGGACTGCTGGCGGCTGCGCTCCATGGCGCTGTGGCTCTCCTGCACCGCCTTTCCCGCACTGGCTGCGGCGTTCTGACCGCCGCCCTGCTCCGCCGACAGACTCTCCGCCAGATGGGTGCCCTTCGCCTCGTCCACCACCTGCGCCAGCTGCAAAAGCTGCTGCCGCAGCGCCGCAATCTGCCGGGCCTGGGTCTGACCGCCGGAGATCACCCGTGCCAGCTGATCCTTGTTTTTGAACTCCATCAGCTCCAGACACCGCAGCGCCTGATCCGCCAGATCGTCCCGGAAGAAGCCCATCTGGAACAGCTGCAAGGCCAGCTGATTGGCCTCCGCCGTGCGATAGGGGCTCTCCCGCTCCGCGCCGATCTCCAGATCGAACTCCGGCACCCGGTAGGACACGGTCACGCCGTCGTCCATCACTCTGGGCTGCAGGCCGCTGTGGTCATAGCTGACGAACTCCTCCGTCCCCATGGCGCCCAGCAGCCGGAACTGCCGGGGCAGCTCATAGAACTGGCGGATCAGCTCGATGCACAGCGTCACCACGTCGGCAAAGGCCTCGTACCCGTCGTCGATCATGTTGCGGCTCAGCTTGCCGCTGCTCTCCTGCAAGGCGGCGATGGCGGTGCCTGCCGTTACGCCGGAGGCGGTGCCGCCGTTGGCCACGTCCCGGTTGCCTGCCGTCTCCTTCATCTCGCCGATCTTGTTGTTCAGGATCGCCACATACACGCTGTCCAGACTGCCCGCCCGGATGGGCGCGATGGAGTCGCTGCCCAGATTGCCGTTGGTGTGGACAAAGGGCCGCGTCCAGTCGGCGTACTCGTTTTCGTTCACCGCGCCGTCGGAGCGGATGAAGAACCGGGGCGTGGCGTTGGCCAGCGTGTTTTTCAGGATGGCCTGATTCATCAGGTCGATCTGCTTCTGGGGGCTCTTGCACAGGTCGATGTAGCCGTAGCCGCAGGGCGTCCCCTCCTCCGGGAACAGCACGTCGAACACGAAGGGGTATTTCCCGTGGTCGTACCAGCCCCGCTGGGCCATGCTGGGGCCGCAGGGCACCTGCCCCATCACGGGACGGCCATTTTCGTCCGCGCCCATCAGCTGCGTCTCGGTGGGCTGAACCGTGTCGTTCTCCGTGGCATACAGCACCGTTTCCCCCACGTACTTGCAGTATTGCAGTACCTTTCTGCCCTCCATGTTGGTGTGATAGTACCAGTCCACCACCAGCGACTTGTTGCTGGTGTCCACCGTGTCGTCATAGAGATAGCGGCTCAGGGTAAAATTACCCCGCCCCAGCTTGCCCTCCAGCTGGGGATACTCCGCCAGCAGCTTGTCGTTGTCCACCAGCTCCGTGGAGAAGAAGTGGGCGCTGTCCTGAATGTCCGTCACGCCCGGCTCCCAGAACAGGTTCAGCAGATCCATCCGCTTCACGCTGATGTCGCCCAGCCCGCCCAGCTTCGTGCCGTCCCAGAACACGCCGTACACGGCGCAGCCGGACTTCAGCTTGTACCACCAGGCGGAGGAATACGTCCGCTTGAACTGGTTTTTCTTCAGCACCACCGGCAGAATGCGGCTCAGCCGCTGAGCCTCCTGCCGGTCGTCCGGCTCACGGGGCAGCACCGTGGGAGCGGGATAGCAGTCCATGGCGTCGGCGTGCTTGGACAGGATGCAGTTCACCAGCCAGCCGCTGGCGGGCTGGGGGTCGCCGCTGTTGCCGCCCTGCCCCTCCTTTTCCATCTGCTCCCAGTGGCGCAGCTTCCAGAACTGCTCGTTGTCGATGATCCGCTGCTCCAGCCGGGTCTTGCCCTCCTTGTACTTTTTCAGGATGTCGTTGGCTCTGCGCAATTCCTCCGCCCCGATTTTGGGCCGCACCGGAAGCGCGCCGTCCGCCGCCGCCATGGCTGCCGCCGCGTCACGGGCAATGACGGACTGCGCCGTATCGTTGTGTTCCAT